CGTTGATCTCATCCAGTAGTGCCAGCACGGTTTCTGGTCCGGCCAGAAATTTGAAGGCGTAGAGCGCATCAATATCCACACCGTAATCTTTAAGTTCCTGTTCACTTAACAAATCATCATCAACTGGCAACATTAACAGGCGTTCCATTGCTGGAATTGCACGTTCTGCTGCCTCACGCAGTGCCTGATAGTTAATTGTCATTCTCGCCATCCTTCACAGTTGTAATCACTACAGCCTTCAAAATCATATGGGCTGTACTGCCAGGTGATTTTTCCGCAATGCGGACAATTCCAACGCACCTTCCCGCTTCGCGACTTCTTTCTTCTGTTCTGCTCTTTCAACCAGTCAGGCATGACCAAACCTGCGCCCTGAACCATTGTTCTGCGGTTAAAGTTATTGATATTGAACGTCCGGCGCTTTGCTGCATCAGCAATGGAAAATGGCAACCAAACTATTCCTGGTTCGTTTTTGTTGGCGACGCTAAAGATGGTCGCTTTACTGAAGTCATCTGTTGGCAATCCACCGTGTTGAAGCCAGTAAACATCGTTGCCGTTCCAGCTACCTTTTTTGTAGGCCACATACGCAGTGCAATCTGACTCAATCAGGCTTTCTGTGGGGATGTACTGGCAATCAACGTGCCACACAGCCATTGCATCCACGCTATCAGCGCAAACAGGCTGATCGATATCTCGTCCACAATTCCAGGCTTTTTGGGCTTCTTCCAGCGTGTAAACATGAGCGCGATCGATATCAGAACTGTAACCATTGCCGTTATGGCAATGGAATGAGGCGTTATTACCCACAGTTTCACGCAAGCACATCATGTAAAAGCGGTTATTCACTGGTTGCCTCCTTTACGCCACATCGCATTCAGATATTTGTTTTGATTTACTGATGGAAAAGAATTTCTCTTAAGCAACTCCTCTCTCGATGGCATTGGCTTTACGCGTTGGCGAATAATCATTTCTGCCGGAAGAATGCCGGGATTGTATGCAAGTCCTCTCATGGTAAATTCCTCAGTTATTACTGATAGCGCCATAGCGTGAGCGGTAATTACGCAGGCGCGGGTCGATATATTCAGGGAATTTGTCTATTGTCGCTTTTCGCAACGGTCTCATTGCTGTTTCGTTTGTTCGGTCCTTCTCCTGTTTTAGCGCGAGTTGTATATCGCGTCGGTACATCCGTTCTGCTTTTGTTTCTGGTGTCAGAGCAAGAAACGCGTCGAAATTGTTTTTGATATTTCCCAGCACCTCCGCCTTGGAGCTACCGGAGCAGTTGCGCGGGTCATCCGCACCATACAGAGGCGCTGGCATAATGGGAGCCTTATTTTCAGTAATCAGAAAGGAGGGTAATCGTTCTGGCTGTAACCATAATCATCTGCATGATTATGGCTTACGTTTTTAGAGCGATTGTCTTTATCTTTGAGGCTGGCAACCATGTTGGCGATAGTTTCTGGTTGCTTGCCTTCTGCCTTTTCTTTAAGGGTTTGACCTGTTTGTGCAATAAACGGGATGCGTATTTCCATCTGGTAGCTGTCTGCGCCAGTCTTTTTGTTTGTGGTTAATACTTTCTGGAGCACTAACCCGATTTTCTTTCCATGAAATTCAGGTGCAACAAATTTACTGGCGGAAACCATATGCTGCGTTAATTGTCCAATCCCGGCACACCCCATCATGGCGTGAACGACATTTGCGCCAAATTTGTTTTCCGTTCCGTCATTTTTCTGAACACAGACGCTAAGATATTGGATTTTACGTCCGTCGTCAGATTCGCCAGAAAACTCAATAAATTTGGCTCCTTTTTCTGATTGCTTTAGTTCTGCTTCAGTAATGGTAATGATATGAGCGCCAGTTTCGTTAATAAAACCACCTTGCCCTGCTGTTAGTGCTGCTTCTTCGTTATAAGTAAAAATCACGTTGCTCATGCGGCGTTTTCCTTAATTTGATGAACATTATTGATGCCGTAGTAATCACAAACAGTGGCATCGACGAAAGAGAGATCGTTATCAATCTCATTGGAATCAAACATTCCCATTGGGGATTTAACAGTGTCTGCACCGTTGTTTTTCGTGGTGAAAAAGAACTGGTCATCGCGGGTAAGAGTGCGAAGAACTATAGTAAACATGCCTTCGACAGTGATTTTCTCGTCCAGCATTTTGCCGATAGTCTTCATTTTCACGCGCCCCATAGGGGTTTCTTCGGTGTGCGCAAGAAAATAGACTCTCAGGTCATCAGGCGCATCCTGTGCAGCCTTAATGACCTCCCATGCGTGGCGGCCTATCTCAGTAAATTTATCAAACGATTTTTCTTCTGAGCGGCGCATAAACTCATTGCTCATCACATACTGGAAGTCATCAACAATAACGATTCTTTTCCCGTATTCGTGAGCACGCTTAATTACGGCAACTATTACGCCCCATTTGTCAGTGGTAACTACGGTTCCTTTTTTTGCTCTGGCATCCCATGCAAGCCAGTCTTTTGATTTAAATGGTAGCGGCTTGCCTATTGGTTTTATAAGTATTGCTTCCTCTGGATTGATATTTCTCATGCTGGTTGATTTTCCGGTGCCAGACTCACCGAGTATTAATGTCGCAGTTCCCATAATTTGCCTCAGAATGGTAATTCGGATGGGGAGGAAAGAAGTTCGCGCTCATTCATGCGCTCTCTTTGTGCTTGCCATAAACAAAGTTGTTTCTTTGATTTATCTCCCGCTTTACGCCAGTAACGAGCCTCAGCAATGTGATACTCTCTTTTTAATCGACTTAACTCTGGAGTTTTCGCCAGCTCTACCGGGATCATTTTGACCTCCATTTTCTGTAGGCTTCGACGGCCTCACGAAACATCTTTTCATCGCCAATAAAAGTGGCGATAGTGAATTTAGTCTGGATAGCCATAAGTGTTTGATCCATTCTTTGGGACTCCTGGCTGATTAAGTATGTCGATAAGGCGTTTCCATCCGTCACGTAATTTACGGGTGATTCGTTCAAGTAAAGATTCGGAAGGGCAGCCAGCAACAGGCCACCCTGCAATGGCATATTGCATGGTGTGCTCCTTATTTATACATAACGAAAAACGCCTCGAGTGAAGCGTTATTGGTATGCATATAAAAAGGCCCTCACACGGGAGGGCAAAGAAGATTTCCAATAATCAGAACAAGTCGGCTCCTGTTTAGTTACGAGCGACATTGCTCCGTGTATTCACTCGTTGGAATGAATACACAGTGCTTATTCGTACTAATAAAATACCCAATTTTCTGTTTCTTGGTTGTGTCCAAAGTTATATTCAATATCTGGTGTTGATGTATCAATATTTTTCATCCCATCAACAAGAGTTGATACAACAGCCAAATCTTGTTTTATTCTCATTAAATGGTATTTCTTCCGGCGCAATAAACTTTCAATAGCAAGTTTCTTCGTTGGGAATGCAAAAGATCTTTCTGCATTTTTTGCTACTTTCTTAATTGCATATCTATTTCTCCTTTGTTTCCATTCCTGTAACCACTGATTTGGTGCTGGTTTAAAATTAACAATCCAATGCGCAGGAACCAACCATGCATAATGCTCTGTCTGATGAAAAGCTATATATTGAAGTGCGAATATTTTTATCCCATCTTCTTCAACTGTCGCCTGGAATCTCCAGAAAACAGGCATTCCATCATGTTCAGTTTCTGATTCAGGAAAAGGTACGCTCCATGATTTTGTCATATCTCACCTCAAATAAGTGGTTTGCTGCCTAATTTAATTTTCTGGCGACCAACACAAGTCACACCCATTTCACTCCGTGGCTTGCGGTAGTAAATACGGTTCTGTTTACGCTCGACTTCATCTGTCTTCTTGCAGCGAAGGCTTCCGAGTGATGCTGCTTTGTCTGCTCTGACGCAACCAGAGAGCTTTAGCGCAATTTTTCGCGCCAGTCGCTGTTCTTGCATTGCCTGTTCACGTTGAGCCTGTCTGCGTGCTCTGCGGCGATTTCTGGCGTTATCGTCAGCCAGATATGTAATGACTACTGTCATGTTGACCTCCGATGATTGACTTTGGCGATTGGATGGCCGGTGCTGAGCTCCGGCTTATTTACAGGCACCTTGTTCTCCCGAAGCTCTCCTGCGCGCATCAGCCTGCGCATTCATCCAATCCCAAAGCCAACTACTCTTTGGTTCCCGCATTTCGGCGGGACAATCCCATCAATGTTAAAGAGCCTGCCAATCTGTTCCGTTTGGCTTCCAGCGTCCTGCTGATGGCTTAAAGATAACTTAGGTTATAGGTGTGGTCAATAACCTAATTTATATTTTATGGTAAATAAGTTATAAGTGATGGATAACAAAGGTATTTTATTTTTGTAAATGTTGCTGATTGATTGGTGTTTGAGGGCTTACGTGCGGGGTGAAGGTGTTACCTTTGGCTTGATGCTTGTCTATGATGAGGATGGTTGATTGGGTGGTGAACGGCAGGAAAAGAAAACCCGGCGCTGAGGCCGGGTGTTTTTAGTCTTTTCTTTTGCTTAGCATTTCGTCGATTTCTAAGTCAATACGATATTGATCTATTGCTTTTCTCTCGTTTGGGGTTGGTATTTTATACTGTTCAATTAGATCTGTTGTGTATTTTATTTCATCTAATGTGATTTTTATATCAGAGAGAATCTCTTTTATATCAATTAGATGCTCTTCTTCTTTTGCGCGATTAGAGCTATGTTCAATCATTTGAGATAGCTTTTTGCTAATGCTTAGCAAAACAAAAAGAATGATGACCAAAACAACAACAAAAACTATCAGAAATTCCATTATCCCTCCGCACTTCCGTAAGTCTTCTTCTGATTATCGGTTACCAACTATGAGACGACCAGAATACTCTGCCAATAATCCTTACGGTTTCATGAAATTCATCTCTATCCATTACTTCATCCGGGTACTCTTCGCGATTTATTGATCTGATTATCACCGATGTAGGGGTGGCGATTAATGTTTTTACTCGTAACAAATCAGACTGGCAAATAGCGTAGGTTTTACCATCTCTGATTGTGGTATCTTGCGTGTTAACACCAACAACATCGCCATCGTGAAGCGTTGGTTCCATGCTTTGCCCTACAACCCTAACTAGCTTGGCTGATCTTTCTGATACTCCCATCTTTTTCAGATAGTGCTTTCTGAAAACCAAAGAGAACTCCGATGATTCCTCTAGCTCGCAGCTACCGCTTCCAGCTGAAAGCGAAACGTTAAGAAGAGGCAACGCAACAAACTCGTCATCGTTTCTTTTAATGTCTTCCCATACCACAGCTTTTAAAGATGACTCACGGACATTGGATGGTTCTTCATGTGCACCATCCCTCATTTCACCAATACCAGAACTAAGCCATTCAGGACGCACTTTTAAAGCATTGGCTAATTCAACCATCTTGCGAGATCCGTTTGTTTTACCGGACGACATCTTCTGTATGGCTGGCTGAGATATTCCAACCATGTCAGCAAGCTGTGATTGTGATACCCCTGCTGAGCTCATGGCTGCATTTAGTCTTTCTGCGAATGTTTTCATACCCACAAATCTATAACTACGGTTATCCAAAGTAAAATAACAAAGGTTATTGCTATTTTTTATAACTTGAGTTATCTTTGGTTATAAGTAATGACCACAAGAGGTATGCTCATGAATTTAGTAATTCAACGAGCCTTGAAAATTGTCGGTAGCCAAAAGCGCCTTGCCGACAAGTGTGGTGTAACGCAGCCAGCAGTACACAAATGGCTGAAAGGCGGGTTGGTCTCTCCAGAGAAAGTTACCGCCATCGTTAACGCCACTGGAGGGCAGATCAAGGCTTACGAAATTCGCCCCGATTTGCCACACCTGTTTCCAAAACCGAATCAGGCAGCATAAGTAACACCGCTCTTTAACAGTCATGGTCCTCATTCCCGCCGAAATGCGGGAATACAACGCGCATAAGTTGATGCGCATAACTTCTTATTTGTTAAGGAAATACTTACATATGGTTCGTGCAAACAAACGCAACGAGGCTCTAAGAATCGAGAGTGCGTTGCTTAACAAAATCGCAATGCTTGGAACTGAGAAGACAGCGGAAGCTGTGGGAGTTGATAAGTCGCAGATCAGCAGGTGGAAGAGGGATTGGATTCCAAAGTTCTCAATGCTGCTTGCTGTTCTTGAATGGGGTGTCGTCGACGACGACATGGCTCGATTGGCACGACAAGTTGCTTCGATTCTCACCAATAAAAAACGCCCGGTGTGCAAGACCGAGCGTTCTGATCAAATACAAATGGAATTTTAACAACATCCAACGAGGTAATTATATGCGAAACAAAGGCTTTAATCCACCTGATACACACAAAGAAGCTAAGCGTTTGCGCTTCCTTCGTTCCATTGATGAAAGAACTCAAATCTCTTTTGTGAAAGTTGCCAGAACTGAGCTTCTGAAGGCTGAGGCGAGGGCGTTGCTCCCGTCTCTACCAAAAGAGGAGGGATATACGTTCATTCCAAACGCATTTCTGGAAAAGCTGCTCAAAGAAGACATATCCGTAAGTCAGTTTAACGATGTTCTTAAGGTCTTTCGTCAAGGCAGGTAGTTATGAGCAATACAGCAAAAATCTACGATTTCAGCGCCGCACACGAGCGCAGGAGCAACAGGATGGAGAACCAGAAAACTGGTTACATTCCGTTGTACCGGAGCATTCTGAAACAGTCATGGGCGAAAGATGTTTATCTTCGCACCCTGTGGGAAAACCTTCTCCTGAATGCCGCCAGAAAGCCATACAAATCGAATTTCAAAGGTCATGAATGGCATCTGCAACCCGGTCAACTGGTTGTGACAGCAGCTGATTTAGGTCTTCAGTTATGCGACAGACATGGCAAGCCGGCAAGCCGTGATCAGGTTGAGCGGATGCTTCAGGTTTTTGTGAAAGAGGGGATGATCTCTATTGATGGGGAGAAGCAAAAAGGTCGTGTGATCACCATCACAAATTACCATGAATATGCTCAAAAAATGGACAATTCACCCGCACATGAAGCCGCACAAACAACCGCACATGATGCCGCACATGATGAAGCCAGTAATGGCGCGGCTTTCAGCGGACATGCCGCACATGAAAGCGCACATGAAGCCGCACAAACAACCGCACATCATGAACAAGAAGGTATTAACAAGAATATAAATAATACCCCCCTACCCCCCAATGGGGGAGGCGATGGGCAGGTTAAACCTGAACGTCGAAAGGCAGAACGAATCGACTACGAATCCTTCCTGAACGCCTACAACACCGAAGTCGGTGACAGACTTCCACACGCTGTTGCGGTCAACGAGAAACGAAAACGCCGCCTGAAGAAAATCATCCCGCAACTGAAAACGCCAAACGTGGACGGTTTCAGAGCGTATGTCAGGGCGTTTGTGCATCAGGCCAAGCCGTTTTACTTCGGAGACAACGACACTGGCTGGACGGCAGATTTTGATTACCTGCTGAGGGAAGATTCGTTAACGGGAGTACGGGAAGGGAAGTTTGCAGACAGGGGGATTGCATGAGACAGGATATCGAAGCGAGCGTTATCGGTGGCCTGCTGATTGGTGGATTAACACCAACCGCCAGCGACGTTCTGGCAACGCTGGAGCCGGAAGCGTTTTCAATTCCGCTCTACCGGAAAGCCTTCGAGGTTATCCGCAAGCAGGCGAGAAACAGAAACCTAATCGATGCGCTGATGGTTGCCGAGGCGTGCGGAGAGGAGCATTTCACGTCAATCCTGATGACCAGCAAAAACTGCCCGAGTGCCGCAAACCTGAAGGGATATGCCGGAATGGTCGCGGATAACTATCACCGCCGTCTGGTGCTGGAAATCATGGATGAAATGCGTGAACCAATTCAGAGCGGAACCATCGATACATCGAGTCAGGCGATGGACGAGCTCGTAAAGCGTCTTTCAGCCATCAGAAAGCCCCGTGACGAGGTAAAACCTGTACGGTTAGGGGAAATCATTACTGACTACACTGACACGCTTGACAGGCGTCTGAGGAACGGAGAAGAGTCAGATACCCTGAAGACCGGAATCGAAGAACTTGATGCCATCACCGGAGGGATGAACGCGGAAGACCTGGTGATTATCGCCGCTCGTCCTGGTATGGGGAAAACCGAACTGGCGCTGAAGATTGCCGAAGGTGTTGCAAGCCGCGTTATTCCTGGTTCTGACGTCCGGCGCGGAGTATTGATTTTCTCAATGGAAATGAGCGCATTGCAGATTGCAGAGCGGAGCATTGCCAACGCCGGGAGGATGTCGGTTAGCGTGCTGCGAAATCCTGCATCGATGGATGACGAAGGCTGGGCGCGCGTTGCTAACGGCATGAGTCAGCTTGCAGATTTGGATGTATGGGTAGTCGATGCCTCGCGGTTATCGGTAGAAGAAATTCGCTCAATCGCAGAGCGGCACAAACAGGAAAATCCAAACCTGTCACTCATCATGGTGGATTATCTTGGCCTGATTGAGAAGCCGAAAGCAGACCGCAACGACCTTGCAATTGCTCACATCTCCGGAAGCCTGAAGGCGATGGCGAAAGACCTGAAAACGCCTGTTATCTCCCTGAGTCAGCTTTCGCGCGATGTTGAGAAGCGACCAAATAAACGCCCGACAAACGCAGATTTGCGTGATTCAGGAAGCATTGAGCAGGACGCAGACTCAATCATCATGCTCTATCGGGAAGCGGTATATGACGAGAACAGTAGCGCCGCGCCATTTGCTGAAATCATCGTGACGAAAAACCGTTTTGGCTCACTTGGTACGGTTTACCAGCGGTTCTGCAACGGACACTTTGTTGCATGTGACCAGGATGAAGCCAGACAGATTTGCACAGCATCAAATGCACCTGCTGCGCGTGGCAGACGATATGCACAAGGGGCTGACGTATGACCATCTACATCACTGAGTTAATAACAGGCCTGCTGATAATCGCAGGCCTTTTTATTTGGGAGAGAGGGAAGTCATGAAAAAACTAACCTTTGAAATTCGATCTCCAGCACATCAGCAAAACGCTATTCACGCAGTACAGCAAATTCTTCCAGACCCAACCAAACCAATCGTAGTAACCATTCAGGAACGCAACCGCAGCTTAGACCAAAACAGGAAGCTATGGGCCTGCTTAGGTGACGTCTCTCGTCAGGTTGAATGGCATGGTCGCTGGCTGGATGCAGAAAGCTGGAAGTGTGTGTTTACCGCAGCATTAAAGCAGCAGGATGTTGTTCCTAACCTTGCCGGGAATGGCTTTGTGGTAATAGGCCAGTCAACCAGCAGGATGCGTGTAGGCGAATTTGCGGAGCTATTAGAGCTTATACAGGCATTCGGTACAGAGCGTGGCGTTAAGTGGTCAGACGAAGCGAGACTGGCTCTGGAGTGGAAAGCGAGATGGGGAGATCGGGCTGCATGACTATCAAATCAAATACGCCAGCACACGACAAGGACTGCTGGCAAACGCCGCTTTGGCTTTTTGATGCACTGGATATTGAGTTTGGATTCTGGCTGGATTCAGCTGCGAGCGACAAA